AAAGATATTCGGCTCTATCCGTTTTACTTTGTAGGTCTGCGAAAAGATATCTTTTTGAAAATATTGAGCGATATATGAGGCCTAGGTGTAGTATCTAAGTAACGCGTATAATTTGTAGATTTTTTTTCAATATCACTGTAGGAAGGTCTTTGCTTACACATTTGTGGCATCACAATACACCAATTATCTTGTCGATGCAACCGTTGCCAGAAAACATCTCCTCGATATTTTTCAGTATAGTGTTGTATTAAATTTGAAAGGGCTTCTTTGTAATTCGACAACAAAGTTTGATAATAATGATTTGAAACTACATATGCTGTTCTTCCAGTGCAATGATGTAGTTTGTATGTTTTTGCGTCATATTTCACAAAATGTCCGCTTAGCAAAATAACGTCCCATGTATTTTTTACTAATGAGTTGAATACATTTGTACCTGACCGAATGTTCCTCCATTCTAAATCATCTTCTACAATCAAAACATTCTTCCAATTGTTTTCAATTGCTAGTTCCAATGCAGCAATATGGCTTTTTGAACACCCAATTCCACCCTTTTCGTCTTTGATCGCATTCAATCTCACAATTTTTTCGGGAGGAAAAACCTTTCGTAGTTCAGTTTCTACTTGCTGTTTACGATCTGTTCTGTACTCTAGATTTATATAGATAACTTTTTCGATAAAGTTTAACATTGTAATATATCTTGAATTTATTTATTACTATATGCATGTGTGCTAGCTGGAGGTAATGCTACTATTCATAATAGTATCAATATTTTTTAAAACATTGTATCTGTGTTTCCACCATCCTGTTATATGAAAAATAGAAGAATTATTTTGTCTAATATATTCAGAGCGTATATGCGTAGTATTATTTGGTATGCCTACTTGATATGTATAGTGTAAAAACATATCATTATATTTTTTATCAAAACGTACAAATGGAATAGCATTTGACTGTAAAATATAATTTAGATAACATTGATGAGGATATTCAGATTTGAATAATTGTTTATGTAATATTATATTCTCTATTGAAAATAACTCTTTTAGTTTGTTTGTATAGACAACTACTCCAGAATTTATATATTTGATTCTATCAAGTTTAAAATTTTTATACGTTTGTATGAACTTATAATCATATCTCCAACTTTTAAGATTATTCAATTTTCCCTCATTATATGCTCCGATCGATCCGTCTTCTACCATGTCAAATAAATTTTCGGTATGTTTGGATAGTATACATGAATCATCTAACCATAATACTTTATCATACATATTCAAATAATAATTGATAAGTAGAACTTTTAAATAATATGCATTTCCGCCACGTTGACGCCCACATTGTAAATCTAATGAATTAAGTATAGTGTTCGACGATACAACTATATTGCTAGTATCATTTAAAACTATACAATCTGTTTTGTATTTTTCAGAATAGTTTTTCATGTATTTTTCGGTAATTTCCAAAAAGTTTCTAGATGTACCTATACTCATGGTCAACACAAGGTTTGTAGATCTTTGACTTTTTTGTTCTTTTGTGTGTATAGAATCAACATCTATTGAATCTAACATTTGTTTATATGCAAATAACAAGTATGAAAATTCCGGTCTTAATACTGAATTATAAACGTGCACATAACATACAACATTATATTATTCCAAGTTTGTTACAAAATACTTTGGTTTCAAAAATTATTATTGCGCACGGACTTAAGGATACTGTGTTCGGAATTGATTCATTAGAAGATGGAGAAATCAAACAAGTTGACAATATTTTGCATATTGGAAATTTTTCCGAAAATGCAAACTACAGATGTTTCAGACGATGGAATCTCATACAAACATTGAAAAAGAGCGGAATGCTCACCGAAGAATGTATTTTGGTGCAAGATGATGATTATTTTTTTCGTGAAGGTGAAATTGAAAAAATAGTTTGTGCATACAAAGAAAAAAAAGGTACATTGATATCCGGTCATGTTGGAAGACGCATAGTAAACAATACATATACATATTTTCAAAAAATTGAGTCATGTGACGTTGTAATTGGTCGAAGTATATTTGGAAATATCCAGAAGATTTGCGATGCAGTCGAAGACATACACAGACTCAATATTCACCCAAATATTTTATTTGAAGATGATATCATAATATCATTTTTTACATCGAATAAAAAGTTTAATAATACACATTACAGTCTACGACTTAGTATACAAGAATTACCATCAAATGATGCGGTCTGTATGCAAACAGGTCATTTGGCACGAAGAAATAGAACTGTACAATATTTAAGCAAACGTTTTCACAACATTATACATAGTTTGAAACCATTTACATTATTCAAACACCATTCGTGGAACAATATGCATCGCCTCTAGTTCTTGCGACCACAGTTTGACTGCATACGGAATTGTTTTCATTTCAAATTGGGTTTGTACTCCGCATGTACCGCAAGAATAAATGTTTTGTGAAGGATTGACAACTGCCAATGTTCCACAAGACTTACAAAATCCAGTTGTAAAAGGATCTGAAACATCCATCAAACGTTCTTTTGTGAACACTGAGGCGCCGTGCGACAACATACAATCACGCTCCATTTCTCCGACTCGCAGGCCACCATCTCTAGAACGTCCTTCACATGGCTGTCTGGTTAACGATACAATCGGACCTCTGGCTCTCGAATGCTTTTTATCAAGAACCATGTGTTTCAAGCGTTGATAGAATGTGGGTCCCATAAAGATCTCGGATTCCATCATTTCTCCTGTTTGTCCATTGTACAAAATCTCGTTGCCGTACGGGTGCATTCCTAACCCAAGAAGTTGTTCGCGAATGTTTTCGACAGGCAAATGTGAATAGGGAGTTCCGTCGCCCAACGTACCCTTTTCGACACAGATTTTTCCGTACATGGTTTCCATAAGTTGTGCAATCGTCATTCGCGAAGGAACTGCGTGAGGATTCATGATTAGATCAGGTCTCAATCCTGAAGCAGAGAAGGGCATATCTTCTTCATTCAACATAATTCCACACGTACCCTTTTGCCCGTGTCTTGACGAGAATTTGTCGCCAATCTCGGGAACACGTTCGGAAACCACTCGGACTTTAATAAAGGGATACCCATCTGAATTACGGTCTTGCCACACACCATCCACTCTGCAATTTTCCGAGTTCTTGTGCGTCGTGGAAGAATCTCGATATTGATACCCGTTCGCATCATTTTTAATCGACGTAACTTTTCCGATGACAACATCGTTTTCTCCGATAATCGAGTTCAATATAGGAACACCATTGTCTGCAATTCCATTGTACGAAGAAGTTTTGTATCCTCGTGTGTTTTCACGTCTGGATTTTGTAAAATTTTCTTCTTTGCCCGAAGCAATATTTCTGTGCTCTTCGTCTTTATAGATAGTGGAATACAGAGTTCGAAACAAGCCACGATTAATGGCTCCTTTGTTCAAAATCACAGAGTCTTCCTGATTGTATCCGCCATAACAACCGATTGCAACAATAATGTTGTCTCCTGAAGGCATTTCGTGAGTTTTCAGAGTGTGCATCATCTTGGTTTCTACAAACGGGCGCATCGGCGAACACAGAATATACCCGTTTTTATCAAGGCGATTCGCATAATTACGCGCAAAGATTCCAATTGCCTGTTTGCCCATAGCAGACTGATACGTGTTGCGCGGAGATTGGTTATGGTCGCTAAACGGAATGCTTGAAGCCATATGTCCCAAAATCAGAGTAGGATGGATTTCGCAATGCGTGTGCTTTTCCGTAAGTTCTGATGCAAACATTCCAACTCGAATCACTTCAGATTCACACGGATCTATGTATTCGATGTTTGAACGAATCCAGTCATTCCACTCTGCGTTTGTTTCGGAAGGGCCTTTCAGAATTTCGCCTTTTTGCACTCGGAACAACGGCCGAACAAAACGTCCGCTATCTGTCTCGATATTAATCAAATTGTCACGAACGTTCCATGAAATTCCCGTGTGCGGATGCAGAGAAAAGTTTTGCTTGGATTGTCTGAGAAATGCATGGATGTTTTCAGGATATTCGGTATAGGCTACAATCACACCATTCAGCACAATCATTGTGCCTTTGTAGGTCGTGCGAATGCTCTGAACCCATTGCAAATGTTTGAGATTTTCCAACACGGTTACAACAACGTGTGCAGGCGTATGTTGCGTAATCGAAGTTAGCATAGCCATAGATTTGACAATACCGACCGAGTGTCCTTCGGGAGTTTCCACAGGACATACATATCCCCATGACGTTCCGTGAAGTTTGCGAGGCGCCAACAGTTTTCCTGATTTTTCTACTGGTGTCTGGATTCTTCGCAAATGACTTAGCGTGGCAGAATACGAAAGTCTATTTAATACTTGTGAAACACCTACCTTGGTTGCATTCGACATGGTTGAACTCGAAGTTCCAAGCCCTTGCACGGTAAAGTTGCCCGTGGCCAACGCCTGTTTGAGTTTGCCTTCAATTGTCGACACTTTCAGAATTTTATAGAGATTGTTAATATTCAGAATATCTAGGGGTTTGGGATCACCTTTTTTCCATGTGTCGTTATTGACTTCGTGCACAAACTTGCTTCGAATATCTTTGCACACCTTTTGAAACAGTTGGCGAAACAGATGAGTTAGCAAAGCACCGGTTGTTACCACACGCTTGTTTGGATACGCATCTCTGTCATCTACACCAATCACCTTTTCCGATGCCAAAATTAAAGACCGAACCATTTTTGCAACAATCAGGATTTTGCGGGTATTGATCGTTTCCGAAGAAGACGTGTCTCCTCCAAACTTTACATGAGGCAGAAACTCAGTGTCCAGCAACCCCCTTACATATCCGTGCTTGTCTTCGGAAGTTGTACCATATTGCATGTGATGCGTCAAATACGTAATCGCATCTTCACGAGTATAGACTTTGATGTCCGCACACTCTTTAAAACTTGCACACAGAGTTTCGGCATATTCGCCTGTAGGACAAATCAATCTCACAATTTCTTCGTCAGATTCAATTCCAAACGCTCGAAACATCACTGCAAGAGGAATATCTTCACGGAATCTTGGAAGACACACTGTTAAAGGGTACCCTAGACCATTGAACTTTGAGGAAATGCGGATTTCTAGTTTCTTTGGCGGAGTTGTAAACGATTCGTGCAGCGACTTCATTTCCACTGAGAATGTGAATTTCGAAGATACTTTTTTATTGAAGAAAATCATGATTCTGTTGTCAGCAACCTTTTCTTGACACAAAATCGTTCGCTCGGAACCATGAATCAGAAAATAGCCAAACGGATCATATGGACATTCATCGATTTCTTTTTTCGACAAAGGAAAGTCGTTCATGATACACAAAGAAGACCCAAGCATAACAGGAATCTTTCCCAAGGAAATGCCTTCAAACACTTTTACCTGTTCATCATATTCCGAAAGAGTTTCGCCTTTGTACGATCTAGCCGTGAATCGAATGTCGCAGAACATTTGCGCAGCATACGTGAAATTACGTGCTCGCGCTTCTTGAGGAAACATTGGTTTGATACGACCAGTTGCTTCTTGAATTCTTGGCTTCATATAGGTAACATTCTCAAATCCTAGTCGAAGTTCGTATTTGTACTTTTTAAGTTTTTCGTCTTGTTCGTGCCACACAACGATGGGCGCAGTCGATGTTACAATCAGAGGAATCTTGTTGCGCACAAAGTCCTCGAATGACTCGATTTGATGCTCTACGAGTTTAGGAATTCCCTGTTGTTCGAAATATGTTTTGATCGTTTCCCACTCCATAGTAGTAGTTTACTAAGTTCGATTGGTCGTAAATCTATTTATTCGTTTTCAATAATAGATGGACGCAAAAGTTGTCATTACGAAAATGGGATCTGAATCAAAAACTCCTGTCAAACCTGTTATAGACCCTAAACTCGAGGGAGGCAAAAAAACAAAAACGTTTCCACGAAGCATTCTGAAAACATCAAAAACAAAAATCAAGCCTGTTGCCGACCCTGCAAAGCATCCTTCTCTAAAAAAGACCATGAAGAAACACACAATTCGTTTGTTAACTGATTCTGGAAGCCATCATCGTCGAAAAACCATCAAGCACAAAATCGATAAAATGTCGGATCAAAAAGTCAAAGACTTAGTTGTCAAATCCAAATTGTCAAAAGGTACTGCGCCAACACATGTTCTTCGAGAAATCTTGTATGGAGGAATATTATCTGGTTTCATTTCTCCGTAATACATTAATATGACAGCAGTTTGGGGACCAATGGGTTGGATGACCTTGCATGCTGTTTCCGTGTGCTATCCAGATTTGCCTAGTGCGGAAGATAAACGCATCATTTCCGAATTTCTACAATCGTTTGCGGGAACAATTACTTGCATTCATTGCCGCCAACATTTTTCCTCGATGTTTTCGAACTATAAACAAAATGTTCCATCGTGGTTAAATAGCAGACGTGATCTGTTCTTAGCCGTTTGTAGAATGCATAACGAAGTAAACAAGCGCATAGATAAACCATATCCAAAAACAGTGAAAGAATGTCTAGAATCTTTGAAACATGCTACATCGTATACATCGCCATCCGAGTTTATAGCAAAATATATTTTGTATTTGTTTCGCGATTGGTCCACACATGGACGCGGTACTGCCTATCAGTTTAGCGCATTGAAAGATGTTGAAAAAATGAAGAAAATATACGATCAATACTTGTCTTCTAGATGTATAGCATACTCAGATATACAAATCGAAGAAGGCGATGTTATTACCTATAAAAACCAACGTGTTCATACAAAACTAATCTTTCCAAGAATAAAAATAAAAAACGTTCGATGGTTTCTTAAATAGCCGCTACAGTTGTCAACGAAAACTCAGGATTCCATGGCAAAGAAATTCTGGGCTTCATTTCCCAGTCATACTTTTTCATCCACGGATTACGCGTTTCCGAATACAGTTCATTCGGAAACAACACACGTCTTTTTGCACTTCTCAACGATGAAGACGGCATAATAAATTGAAGTTGTTGTGTTGTTGTAAAATTTACAGGTTTTTGAATACATTCTTCGGTTTCAGCATATTTCAAGATATCTGAAACCAGAGGAGCGTCGGAATACGGATACACCCAATACCAGTTTGTAGGCTTGCTGTGTTTGAAATACTCCGATGTCCAGTGAAAGGTTTTCCAAAATGCTTCCACAACAGGTTTTACATCTTGAACTCCGTCCAATACATGCAAATTGTATTTTCGAGATATAAGATCTCTCGATGTACCCAGAATAGCCTTTTCTTCTGGTCTCTTTCTAAGAGCAATGCGCGTTTGCAGTACGTTGGGTTCTTCCAACGAAGCAGTTTGTAGAAACGCATGTCTTCCCTCTTTGGTTTGTAGATCGGGCTTTCCTGCTTTTTGGTAGATGTCTAAGGCTCGCGAATATCCATCTTCTCGCAACGAAAACATTCCTAGGTTAGGCATAAAATCATTGCCAAAACACAGAATGCTTAACGAAATATACTGATCAATTTCAATTGGCAATTCTTTCAAAAGATTCCACACAGAAAGAGTCGCAAACTCTGCCTGCTTGAGTTTCGGATCATTGAATTCGCCCGATTCTCGCAAAAGCCACATTTTGTTTGCAGCAGAAAGTTTGTGATGCTGCAAAGCAATCAAAATTAAGTCGGCGTCGAGACCATACACGCAAATTGTCTTGCGTTGCTCTTCTGGTAGTTTTCTGAGTTCCAAAATAAGTTTGTGTTCTCCTTCTCCTTCTTTGTTTGTTCCACTCACGAACGCATCAGGAAATCTTGCGATAAGAGTTTGTTCAAGTTCTCGCATATATGGCGTATCTGGCGAAATTTGATTTCGATCAAACAGTCCTGTTTCTTTCACACACATTCGGCGATAGCGTTGCTGCACGATTTTTCCGTACGGAACCAATCCATCCATGGCAATAATTACTTTTTTTGCCCTGCAAACTGTCTCCAAAATATAGGCGAAGGCGTCTACTACAGACTGAATAGGATTGTTGTCTTGCAAATATCGATGAATCAAACAATTAAAATCGATTGCAAACACATCGACTTCTAGTACATTGGATTTTTTTACAGGTTCAATGATTCCCTTGTGGGTTTTTGCAAGAGTTGCAAAATAAAACGGTATGCCCATTCTCTAGGTTACGTTTGCTAGGTGAAAACTCTTGTCAAAGAAACAAATGTATCATTGGCTCGCTATCCTATTGTTTGTGGTTGGCGTGGCCGTATACGCCTATTCTGTTTCCAACAAAGTCAAAGTCGCAGCATGCAATTCGTGCCCTAACAATACGCACACAAATCTATAAGAAAAATAGTGAAAACAAGACGCCGAGCCCAGTTTCGAAAGAACACACGGTCGAAGAAAAACCTCTCGTAGAAAATAAACAAAATGATGAAAATGCTAATGAAGGTTCTCTTTCATGCGGCGCTATTCGCTCTATTTGTCCCCGGCGTCCTCGTAACTCTACCTCCGGGTGGTAGCAAGTGGGTAGTGGTCGCGACCCACTCCGTGCTGTTTGCCGTTCTCAGCAGCGCAGTGTGGCGACTCATTTTCCCCCGCAAGTAAAGATAAAAACTCAGTTCTGAAATATAAATGGATCTCGTAAGTTCTTTGCTGTCTGCGCTTCTTTTTGCTGCCTTTGTTCCCGGAGTTCTTTTGCGAATTCCTCGTAACGGAAGTTTCAAAACTGTTTTAGGAGTGCACGCAGTTCTGTTCAGGATTTGTTATGTATTTCTACTGGACTCGTGTCAAAGGCTATCTTGAAAATATGAGCAACTATGGCGAAACATGTGCCAACGGTTTCACGTTTGGTACAAATCAAAAAGGCGAGCAAGACTGTGTACCCACAGGACACGCCACGTATGATCCTTCTACTGGTTTCAAAAGCAATTCTCCCTCGCAATAAATAAACAAAGATGAAACAATCTACTGTAATACTACTTGTCGTAGCAGTGTTTCTCGGAGTGTATTTTTTTCATGTAAAAGAATGTTTTGATGCTGGTCATCCGGATACAAAAACTGATAAACCGTGTCCTCCTAACTCCGAAAAGTGTCCTTCGGGAGATTGCAAACTAAAAGGTGATTTATATGGAATGTGCGGTTATACTCCCTAATGAATGACCTTACTGATTTTTATCTAGGTATTGCATGTATTTGTTTGTTATTTGCATGTTTCACGTTGTGTGTTATCATGCGATACATTTTCGTAGAAGATCTTCGCGAAGAACACTATCAAACGTTACAGGACTAGTAAATTGAAACAAGTGCTGGCATATCTTTATATTCATCATCATCTTCTGGAAAGAGCAGGCTGGGCTGCCTAAGTTCCAGAACAAATTGGCGAACATGCGTCAAAGATGGTGGCACAGTTTCAAAATCAATCTTTCGTCGAAAATAACAATGGGTGTATCGATTTGGCATAGCAAACAAGCTGTTCATACTATCTGTGAACTGCTGGTCTGATACAAGTTGGTGAATAGGAATCGTAGTTCCGGGCAAACGCTCTTCGAGTGCCATCGAAACATCCATTCCCGAATGGACATACTCAAACAACACAATTTTGTGAGTTCTCATGTCGTGTTTTGATGATGCAATTCGTTTGCCAAGTTTAGTATAGTCAATCTTGCCCAACACATATGCCAGACACTTTGACATATTGACATCTGCGTTCTTAAATGCGTTTGTGATCATTTTGTTGGTGATTTCTTACCTATCTCTTGTATAGATCCGTTTTCAAGTTCTACCAATCCAACTTCAAATATTTGTAGTCCTCTATTTCCTTTTTCAAACATATAGGTAAGTGTGTTTGCATCTATCTTGCACCTACATTTGTCTATGCAATCATTCAACAAGATTCTGGAACCATAATATTCTCCCAACACATACCCGTTTGATGCATATGCATATTTTTTTCCTTTCACAAGATTGTCTTCACGTTTTACTATGGGCATAGTTGGCAACACGTCTATGCTATCCATTGCTTGTGTTTACACACTGCGTATAAATTCCCACTTTAAATAGTCGCAAATTTTTTTCCATATTTGGTCATGCGCAATCAATCTGTCTCTGCTTTTCAACAGAGAAAAGTAGATCTTGTATTCATCTAGTTCCAACAACTCAAAAAACTTGTACAAAATATACGAGTAAGACAGAAAATTGGTGCGATCGTTAGGACAATACAGCAGAAAAGGTGCCTGGATTTCCTGAAACATTGCTCGTATCTTTTCCTCGATTTCAGGAGTGATTGTTGGCGGAGGATTGCCGTTGAGTCGAGATAGTATGTGGGCGGCATGCTCGTAATACTTACTACGATTCAGTTTCTTTAAAATCTCTCGCATTCCAATTTCGCTTAGTTCTGCGATATTTTGAATGCGGCGTTTTTTGACTTCACACACCACTTCATTCATCACATCCTCGGGAATGATCGTGCTTTCCTTTGCCTGAAACTGATTCAAAATTTCATTTAAGTGGTTGATTTTTTTGTACGCATAGTTATTGCGTTCCTTTGGAGGATCTCGAAACGACGGAAAATCCGATACTACCAGCATATACTCTTCCGATCCGCATTTTGGACACACCAAAATTCCTTCTTCGGACAATTCTTCTCGCGCAATATTGCAGTGATCACAATGTTCCGTCGTAAATGTTTTCTCATATATTTCGTTTCCAGTATTTAACTTCATTCTTGACGTAAATTCATCATACAAATCTTTTTTCGATACAACACTTGTATCCTGCACAACCGTCAAGTATTTCACAAATGTGTTTTGATCTGCAGGCGTTGTTGTGATAGATTGAAGTTTGTCGCCAGAACTATAATATTTCAGAATAATGTCTGCATTTTTAATGTAGTAATCTTTGATAGGGTTTTGCTGGTCAAGACGTTTTTGTATCGTTCGCAATTCATCCTGTAGTTTGGTTATTTTGTACACATCTTCCGATTGGATTTCCTCGATTGTTTGTTCCAGTTCTTGTTTTTTCCTCAGCAGTTCTTGCAGATTCGCATCCCGAATTTTGGAAACCATGTTCTGGTGAATAGAATCTAGAGTTCCTGAAACAGTCTCATACTCTTTTTGCTTTGTGTCTGAATCCCTTGTTTTTTTGATTCGGAAAACATTGTCCATTTCGTATTCTTCATTTTCTGCCTGAAAATATGAAATACATCAATCCCAAACCAGCCAAAAGTGTAGGAAAATCTATGTTTGTTTTGTTTGTAAATCCTTCCGTTGTAGACACACATTGCGACGAATCCACTTGCTGACACTGACTGTTTGCAATATCAGGATCCAGGGAAGATGTGACAAATTTTGCAACATTTCCTCCTGTGGTAGGACACGACATACATACACACTGCGGATTCGGATCCGCCATCAGCGCGGAAAAAAGATGCAGAGGATTTAGCCCTTCAATATCTTCTGCGATTCCCGGAATTAAGCCATTGAAGTCAGATCCCAGTTCAGACATTGCAGACGGCAGGGCCGCAGAACCTGATGCCATGTTGTTAATATAGTTATAACGGGGCTGCAAGGAACCATCTGGCGCCGTACACATTCCACCCGTATTCACAAAATACTGATTTCCCAACGGAGGATTTCCTGTTATCAACGCTTGTGTATAATACGATATCGCATTTGCGTTTGTGCTTAATTGGCCAAACGACCCATCGGATCCTACACCCAAGGAAGAAGGACCTTGTATATTATCTGCATAACTGTAGTCAGGTCCAACAAGTTCAGTTTGTATATCTTGACCCGATTGAATATTCGCCCACATTGGATTTCCACCAAGATCTGCCATTATTATCTACTGATGTTTTTTGATATATTCTATCGCTTGTCCCATAAATGCTTTGTTTGTGAACACACACGGTCTCTGAATAAGCATGCTTTTTCCAATTGTTTCTGGCGCATATCCAAACTTAATACACAAATACATAAGCGTGAGAAATGCACTTCGATTAATTCCGCATTGGCAATGCACATAAATCACTTCGCATGTAGGATCCGCCATAAATTCATTCATTTTTGTTTCAAATTCCGGATACCACTTTGTAATATCTTCTTTTTCGGAATCTATGGCTCCAATACACGCATATTTTTGAGGCCACTTTGCTTTGAACAAAATGTTTCCCAATCTGTCTTCTGCACAATTCACCATATGCGTGACTTTGTACGAAGGTTTTGGCTCAACATATGTTTTTGTTGATGGGCCCACAACTATTCTTGAATGCACTCTTGCAAGAGGATCATGCTGCCATCCTCTCGAGTTTCGTCGGTATTGATCACACAGTTCTTGCATACTTACCTTTTTATATAATAATGAAAAACGTATTCATTTTTCATATGCAAACGAATACTAACAAACAAAATGATGGACTATAGCCCCGTGCACAACACAAGCCTGCATTATGCAGAGATTTACAAGCGGAACAAACTAATGGCGTCTTCAAGGAATAGGATTGGGAGTAGGTCTAGGGGCTGTGGTTGGTCAGACAGCACAATACACGCAGAACGCGCAGTTGTGAAACGTTTTGGAGACCTTTCACAATTGAGCGGTTGTATTCTCGTAGTTGTCCGAATCAACAAACAAAGCGAAATTCTGGGCTCAAAGCCTTGTCCCGACTGCGAAAAGTTTCTCGAAAAGTGCATGGAAAAATACGGTCTTTTGAAGGTCGTGTATTCTTCGTAACATAAAAAAACAAATAAAAAGTTTTTGATTTCTTTTTTTTGGTTTTTAGATTGTGTCAACATCAACCTCTGCGTCGAACTCGTAGGCATCCTCATCGGCAACTACGCGAACGCTCAGAATCGTTGACTCATCCAATAAAGTAATATCTAGCAGCCTAGAATCAATCTTTTTGTGCTTACGGATCGCATGCAGGTCATCTTGACCTAGCATCGAAATGATTTGGTAGCGAGATGATCCTGCCAACTGTGTGTCGGCAAGAACTATGATGCTACCTACTCGAATAGGAACGGCTCGCTTTGCGCCACCCCTTCCGAACTTACCACGAATTGTGGCTGTTACAATGCAGGGTACACTCTTGTCTAAGTAGAACACCTTGCACTGTCCAAATCCTGTGGTTTTGATCACTCGTCCAATCTGGACATCATCGTCCAAATCTCCGTGCGTAATATCATCCACAAGCGCCTGATTCTGCTTCTTGTTCGATTCAATCGCCTTGCGGCCAATCTTGCCAATTCGGTTGTTCATTGTGATCATTGTGTTTGTTACTATGTATTTGTTTGATCATGTGAAATCCGTTTTCATTGTTTGGCATAGATCACAGAGTCCTTGTGAGTTAACTTTACAATTTCTCCTTTGTTGAGAATGAAACACAGCGATGTTCCTTCAAACATTCGCAGATCTTCTACGCGCTTCTGAAACATCATTTGCTTCAACCACATTCCCCGCAAAAGTTCACCCCACATGACCGCCTTCTTGTACGGGTCGCCAAACTGATTGATGTAATAGGGTAGTCCAATGAGATTGTCCATGCTTTCTTTGCTATCTGTGTCTTGTCTAGCAAAATAATCCATTTTTCATACTTAAAACAGTGCGCCAAACAGAGTTCCTACGACATACGCAATTGCCACGGCCACTCCTGCCAAAATTGCTGCGCCCATATACGAAGGAACGCCGCCCGAAGTGTAGGTGTTGGGAATATACTGTAGAATCAGAGATCTAGGTGTTGACAGAGAAATAATCATTGCAGCCGCAAAAAATCCAAAATATACCATTACATTTTTTACCGCATATCGAATCGTGTTGAAACTCGTGCTGTGCGACAAAGACATTGCGGGTTTGTTCGATTGAACTTGTGGTGCGATAAACGGATCCACTCCGCCTGTCACTATGGGCGCAAACGTGGTTGACTGAGGCAGCGAGGGGTTTTGCACGGGTCCGCTTCCCAAAAGTTCACTTAAATCTGTCGCTCCGTCTGCCATTTATTTTAGAGAAAGGATTTCGCATTGCGCATCCTCCGCATGATACTGATAGCATTTTTTGTCGAATGCGATCGTCTTGCCTTCAATGTCTTTCACAGGTAAAGACAGTGTTTTGCGAGTTTGAAACGGTTTGTGAAATAGTAAAATAGCAATTCCTAGTCCAACTATGAACGACAACAGCGGCAATGTCTCTTTTGAAATGGGGTTCATTTATGTTGAGATGCTACAAAATTAAGCGATGTTTTGTCAGGTGTGCACGGAACCTCCTTTGCCACAAATTTCACACATCCTTTTCCAGTATGCATGGCATCTGTTTC